ATACGATATCATAATGAGAACTGCTAAAGAACATGGGTTTAAGTACATGATTTATTCGCCTGAACATTCTTTGGCAGTCAATCTTAAAAGGCTCATAGAAAAGCATGTTCAAAAACCTTTTGATGCTATGTTTCAAAACAGATGTACGATTGATGAAGTTCAAGAGGCAGTAAGTTTCATCAATGAGCATTTTTATTTTATAGATAAAAAAGGTGATTCACCTGATATAGATTGGATATTGGATAGAGCCAAATATTGTGTAGATAATTATGAAATAGATGGTATCGTTACCGACCCATATAATGAAATAAACCCAGCTAGAGCCAATCTAAGAGAAGATGAGCATATATCAGTTCTTATTTCCAAGATTAAAAGATTTAATCGTGAGAATGACATAATCAGTTTTATGGTTGCACACCCTACAAAACAAATCAGAAATGCTGATGGATTATTTGAGGTCAAGTCTTTGTATGATGTGAGTGGTTCTAGTCATTGGAATAATAAAGCTGATATCGGTGTTATAGTCACAAGGGATTTTGAGAGAGGTCAAACTAAGGTTAGAGTTGCTAAAGTCAGGGAAGTAGATGTTCAAGGAAACATAGGTGAAATTACACTTCGTTGGAATAATGATACAAAGTGTTATGATTCATTAATAGAAAATAAATTTTAGGAGTCAATATGAAAATTATAGAAAAAAATGTATCTGATTTGATACCAGCAAATTATAATCCGAGAGAAATAACTAAAAAACAATATGCCGAAATCAAAGAGAGCATTGATAAGTTTGGTCTTGTAGACCCTCTCATAGTTAATATACATCCTGACAGAAAAAACATTTTAGTTGGTGGTCATCAAAGATTACAAGTTATTAAAGACATAGGTCTAAAAACAGCACCTTGTGTAGAAGTAAATCTTGATGAAAAAAAAGAACAAGAGTTAAATATTAGGCTCAATAAAAATCAAGGACAATGGAACTTTGATAATCTTGCAAACTTTTTTGATGTTGATAGTTTAGTAGACTGGGGTTTTGATTCTAAAGAATTAAATTTTTCTAATGTTGCAGAGTTAAATGAAACTATGAGCGCCATTGATGATGAGTTCACAGGAGAGGGAGATGATTTTTTACCATCACAAGTAAGAATGGTTCAATTATTTCTCAGCTCGGAAACTGAGCCATTATTTAGAACACAGATAGAGAAATTAAAATCAGTATATAATTCAAAAAACATAACTGATGCAGTTATGACAGCAATTAATAATGAATATGAAAGTCATAACAGTTAAAGAGCATAAAACAAAAGAAGAATTAGATGAGATAAAAGGCACATATCTTGATGAGTCTTATATAAAATATCCTATTCCTAAAGATGACACTACTTTCAAGAATGAGAAAGGAGATATTGTTGCAGTCTATCTGAACAAAATAGTTCCCTTTGAACATTGTAAAAAAGCATTTCCTTTTTTGAGGAAAGCATCATTAAGAGAGTCGAACAACAGAGGAATGGCATCAGGTCAAACTGATGAAATCAAGGTCGGCATGAAAATTGATGGTTTATATGTTGGTAAAGTTCTTAGTGCTGGGAGATTTATACCTTTAAAAAAAGATGGCACTTTATCTAATTCGCCTAAAGCAATAGCAGTAAATTCATCTGTGATAGGTTATATGGACAGATATGCTAGGATTCCATATTGTAGAATGACAGAGTTTAGCCAAAGATTTTTTGATGAGTATAAACAAACATTGCCATACATTAGATATATTTCTAAACTTTATGAAACATTTGTTCCTGAAAAATATAATTTGCAAAAAGCATACTGGGAAAAAATACACAAAGATTTTAAAATAGACAATACAGCGTTCACGACAGTTACCCTGAATAATAACTTCAGAACTGCTTGTCATACTGATAAAGGAGATTATAAAGATGGCATTGGTAATTTAGCAGTCTTAGAAAAGGGAAGATATGATGGTGCTTATACAGTAATCCCAAAGTATGGCATAGGTCTTAATGTAAGAAATACAGATGTTGGTTTTTTTGATGTTCACGAGATTCATGGAAATACTGAGATAGTAAAACATGGTGCTTGTGAAAGAATCTCAGCAGTATGTTATGTAAGAGAAAAAATGATTAAGTGTGGAAGTGCCAAAGAAGAATTAAACATAGCATTGGAGAGAGATAAATGAATTTCAGAATAGCCATACCCAGTTGTGGTAGGTCAGATACATTGTTAAATAAAAGTATAAAATATTTATCTACTACTAATATTGATTTTAAAAATGTTGATGTTTTTTTAAGCAGAGGAGATGAGCTTGAAGAATATACTGATAAATTAAAAAATTATCCTTTGAATATTATTGTAGCAAATAACAACAGTATCAATGCTCAAAGAAATTTTATGGTAGATTATTACCCAGTAGGTCAATTTGTTATGGGTATTGATGATGATATCATGAGTCTTGAAAGTAAAATGAATGACAAAAAAACTTTCCCTGTAACAGATTTGGTGGGATTAGGCGAACAGGCTTTCGCATTATGCACCGAGCATAAATTAGATTTGTGGGGAATCAATGCATCATTTAATCCATTTTTTATGAAAACAACCATCTCATTTAATTTGAAATTTGTGATTGCTTGTTTTTATGGTTGGGTTAACAGGCACGAAGACAAAGCATATGTTCTGAATGAAAGGTATCATACAAAAGAAGATTATGAGAGAACCATTAAATATTATAAAAAAGATGGTGGAATAATTAGGTTTAATTATTTAGCACCTAAAACAAAAATATATACTGAGAAAGGTGGCATACAAGAATATAGAACACCTGATTCTGAAAGAGATTCAGCACAGTATATGCTTGAAACTTATCCAATGTTTTGCAAAATAAATAATGCTAGGAAAGGTAAATTTGCACAAATCAGATTGACTGACCAAAGAAAAAAAATTAAACAATAATTTTATTTATAATTATCTTTTTTAAATTTAGTTTCAATGTCTGATACTCTCTCTTTCATCATCATATATCGAACTTTGTCTACTGTTTCTAAATCGCTTGATTTACTACAATTATGATTACCTAAGAAAGATTTTAAATCGCATTCAATATTGCTTTTTTCTACCTTAAGTTCCCAGTTGTGAGATTTGTTTAATGGTTTCATAATACCCTCATTTATTTAATATACTATAAGTATATATTATACTAATAATATAATAAAGTGATTTTATTAAATATCTTGCTTTTATTTTATTTTTACTCTATAAAAAGAGTATGAGGACTGAAAGTGTAAAAATAAGATGCCAAAAATAGTAAAGAAAACTGCTGAAGTAACTGAGATGGTAAAAAGATTTTCAGGCATTGGGATAACTCATGACATGATTTGCTCTATTGCTAAGATATCAAAACCCACATTATACAAATATTATAATGAAGAATTAAAAGTAGGCAAAGCTCAAGCCACTGCAACTATTGCCAATAATTTATATCGAATGGCAACAGGAGAGGGCAAAGAGGCACTTACTGCATCTATTTTTTGGCTAAAGACACAAGCTGGTTGGAAAGAAACTGATGTGGTGGAGATAAACAATGTATCAGATGAAAACGAAAAATTCGAAAAATTGGTCAAGTCAGTTCGACAATCTAAGCTATCAGAAAAAGATAGCAATGAATCTACTCACTGAGTGGTACGACAAAGCAAGACCATCTCAATTAGTAGAAGATGAAGATGAATTTAATATTCATTTATTCTTAGCTGGTCGTGGTTGGGGTAAAACTCTAACAGGCGCATACGACATTGTTGAATACTGTTTAAGAAATGATAATGTAATCTGTGGTGTAGTCGCACCAACATATGGAGATTTGAAAAGAGTTGTATTTGCTGGTGATTCAGGTTTTATTAATATAATTGATAAGAGATTGTTAAGTAACACTGGATATAATAAATCAGATAATGAAATACATTTTTACAATGGCTCAAAGATAATTGGATTCCCAGCAATAGAGCCTGACAGACTTCGTGGCGTTCAGTTTCATAGAGTTTGGTGTGATGAGTTAGCCTCTTGGAGATACACAGAAACATTTGATAACTTAATGATGGCACTAAGATTAGGTCAAAATCCTAAGTGCATTATTACCACAACACCTAGACCGACCAAGATAATAAAGACTCTTTCCAAAAGAAGTGATACCA